CCCATAGGGAGAAAACCCCCTATGTGGTTCTACTGGAAAGTCAAAGGATATTGACTCTTCAGAGTGACCACTTAAAGTACTACGATAAAGCAGTAAAGCTTTAAAGTAGCGAGCGTCAGAGCTTCGCCTGAGAGGAAAGTGATTTTCAATTGTATTGAAACGCACACCTCTCGGGAAGTCATAGCTAATTAAATGGCCATCTGTACCATTTTCCGGACCCCAAGACATGTGATTAACCCTCTTTAAAAGGTTTAAACATGCCTGACGGAGCTTTGGAAACATAAATCTGAAATTTGACCTTTCAAGAAAATTAACGCAAAGCGTTAAAGTTCTCGGAGTCACATCAGTTTTAAGGTAGAACGGTCTAACATTAGTACCATTGAAGAAATCTCCACCGCAGGATTCCCGGAAAGGACCTGAAGTGAACGATTTCTCCTCATTCGTTTTGAACCCTACTGAAGCGAGTACCTCAATTAAGAGGGACGAGCACTCAGACGGGACGATTAAATCGTCACCGTAACATGATACCTCTCCTGCGCTACCCACGAAATCTTTGACAGATTTTGCGACAGCTAGGAAAAGCATTGTTTCAAGTTCAAATGTGTAACCATTGCCCATTGAGGAGAACTTATGAAATTCATAAGTTTTTCCATCAATCGAATACTGTTTTGATCTTAGATCATTCAGCATGTCGAACCAGGGTTTAGGTAACATATCAGCAACGAATGAAGTGCTGATGCTATCGCTAGCGGCTGACAAGTCTATAGTTGACATTTTACCGTCAATTGAGGCCTGTCTTGCAAGGTCACGATGGAGAGTTTGCGCAGTGCGCAAATCTACCCACTCGTGTCTATGCAACCGTTTGCGAATTACATCACCGTATCCTTTCTGCAAGACGCCATTCATTAATGGCTCAATACATATGGGACGATCGGTTTTAGCACTTTTTGGCACGAATCCTAATCTGCTACCGGGTACTACGTGTAGATGGTCTATAAGACCAGCTTCATCGTAAGGACTAACGCCAATTGCGTGAGCCCACCCAGGACAATCTTCAAGTAATTGAAGAGAGGCAGAAAAGGAGTCCGAAGTTACATCTAACGTCGATTTAAGCTTATGATAAGCAGACGTATATTTTGATACGCTCAACGCGGCACCAGGTCCAAACCTAACAGGAAGGGCATGTATAGGCGGCAGGGATCCAAGAAGAACACTTATTTTACGCTTCGCCTCATGTAATATGGGCGCTATAGCGGGGGACCACATTGGGCCTCCGGAAGTGTAATTCTTGTTTGTTTCCCAACAACCAATCTCACTATTTATAAAAGTTTGCATACCATTGACTCGGGTGTTAATTCCGGCGTCAATAGAAGCATTCTTTTTAATTAATGAGAGTACTTGCGCGTCCCTAAGATAGGACCAGGGTGTGCTATAACTAAGGGGCTCTACAGATTGATTTACCATTTCTTCGTACATTTCGTAACGAAGAAGAATTGCCATTTTCAAGGCAAAAAGTGAATCCGAATCCTCACAACATGCGAGGAAAATCTGTGAAAAAGCACTTGATTTAGTGCCTTTTACGTCCAAGGGTGCATCCCAATAGAGATGCGCCTTTCTATGCTGGTTTGTCATAGAGTTTACTCCGTTAAATTTTGTCTCATAAAAAGACCAAATTAGAACCTATACAATTAGTATGGGAACTGTGCGTCTTCAATGGTACTGGTTACTAATGCGTCTGCTAATATTGCTTTAGCATATGCATGTAGGTCACCAATAACCGTTGTTGAAGCACTTTCTGGAGTAGTTAACTCTAAACGTGCCGAAGCATACTTAGTCACTACGACAGAATCAACTGTCTCAGTGTAAGGATGAACTATTTGAATCGTGGTTTTTCTGTCAAGGTTCTTCGACTTGTTCTCCGGTCGCATACGTAAAGTAGCGAAAGGGCGCAAGCTTAATGAAGAGCCGTTATTGAAAGACCATTTAGCTTCAAGTCCATCTTTAAGCACAACCGCGAAAGGTTGAGCGTTACTGGCTTTATCGACCAGTGTGATGTCAGTTATACTGGGCATCATTATCTCCTATTAGTTGATAGATTAGTAAGAATTGACACTACATCAATCACTTTCGGAAGGCTGAGTGCCTTTGATAGTGACTTCGTAGTGGGGAGGCTAGAAGGTGTAGGAAAGGCAGTGATGATCTTTCGATCAAAATGCTCTTTCTTATACTCTCCGGCTGACCCCGTTGTCAATTCCCACCCTCTGTTGATGTCGCCACTGATAAAACCAGACGGCAGCTTAAATGCTGCTGACTGTTTAGTCAGGACACCCTCACATCCATTAGTAAATGTAAACCCAGAAGGGGTTTTCATTGCCTCAAGCCAAGTGCCAACTGGAAGGAACCAGTCGAACATGAAGCTAAACGGAACTAATTCCCAAGCGATTAATGCCGGATTGTCAAGCCCTAGGGCAGACATATTTCGAACATCATCGTTTTGAACTTTAGCTTTAATGGTTATAGCGTGCAAGATACTTGCATTACTAGAGCCATTATACCCGTTGGATGAATCATTGCTTCGGGAAAATCCCGTATAAATGATATCGTCGCTCCGAGAGCTAGCAATTGTGGAATACGCGTCAATACCGTTGTATACGTCCTGTATTAAAGGACGGATACCGTATCGATACATAAGCCAATTTTTGCTTAACCCCTGAGCGCCTCTGAGGGCCTCTCTCTTCATAGACTTTTGACGTCTATGAGAAGGAGGGTCCATCAATAGTAAATCAGCTGCTTCGCTGAATTTACCGCGTCGGACGTTCCGGTATGCGCCTAAGAGTCGCCTTGAGATATCACCAATCATGTTAACGGTCTTACGACCTTCAACCATGGTGACACCCAAGGAGAACTGGCTTCCTCGCATACGTCCATTAAGGTTAGCAATAGCAGAATTTCTGTTATTTGCTAGTAAGTTAGTAAGTAGAGCACTGTCCATAACTTCGGACAAGTGCGGTGCTGGTTGAGGATAGGGCCCGTAGGGCTCTCCTCCATACCAATACACCTTAGTTCCAGGCAATGCCTGGAATTCTTCTACAAACCTAGTATATGCCAATGGGTCCAATGGTGCTCCTGAATGATATCCAGGAGTACTATTGATTGTGGCGTAATTACGCCGCAAACTACGAGCATTATTTGATGATGAATCATCATATTGTGATCCGTAGTACTTAGTTGACATAGACTTACTTCCTAAATTTGGAAAGGCATTTGACCAAAAAGTCAATAGACCATCTAATGAGAGTTAAAAAATTTTAATAATCTCATGGGTTGTCCTTTTCAAGAGAAGGGGTAGAAATTACCTCCGAAGAGTACACCGTAGCC